CACTGTAGTGCAGCCGCTCCCACTCCAGTACCTGCATATGAGCGCAGGTGGGGCATGGCACGTAGTAGTGACGCTGGTCGCTGGATTCGAACAGATCGGCGATCCGCGAGGCGCCCTTGATCGTCGGCGAGCTGGAAAAATAGATCTTGGCGTTGCGGCCGAAGTTGGTCGCCCGCGTTTCGGCCAACCTGATGGGATCACCCTCTTGGCCTACGTCGTTTTCCCAGCGGTCGACTTCGTCGCCGTAGATGTAACGTGCCGACAGCTCCGACAGGTTGGCTGCGGAACCAGCGGTGGTGACGTACAGCGAACCACCCTCGAACTCCTTGGTGTCCATCGTATTGCGGGCATCCCGTGAGCGGCTGGTCGCCACGCGTTCGCGCAGCACCGGGGTGGCCTTGATGGTCTTGCTGATTCGTCCCGAAACACGCTTGGACAATCCAAGGCTGGGCAGCAAGGCCAGGATGTTCGACGGCGCCATGTGGATCAGGCCACCCATCCAGTTCAGGGCGATCTGCGTTTTCATCAACTGCGAGGCCACCATGGTGACCACACGCCTACAGGGGTGAGCCGGCGACAGGCAACGCATCGGTTCACGGGCATACGGTGTTCGTGAGGTTCGGTACTGGCCGGGCTCAGGGGCGCCGGTGTCCCGTGGAATCCGCATGTACTCATCGGCCCACTCATCGATCCAAAGATCTGGATCGGGACGCAATCCACGGAAGTAGTTCTCACGGTACACCTTTGCACCGTCAGAAAATTCCGTGTGCATGGGTTCAATCCAGTGTTAGGGCATGTTCAAGATCTGCTGAGGAGAGGCGCTCGGCCTCTTCCAACGTTCGACGGATTGTTGCTGTGAGGTGTTTTTCGATCTGCCAGGGATCCGTCATCGCCGCCAAGTCATACGACAACTGAGGCAACGGGCCGAACAACTGGTCGCGCAGCAAGCGGCCGGCGTCGTAGGCACCTGTCTCTACGGCTTCCTTGGACACCAATGAACCTTGCGCTTTGCCCAGTTCGATCTCGGCCAGTTTGGCCATGTTGTGCTCGCGCAGCGCGCGGGACTTCTGGTAGTCGGGGTGTTTGCCATCGCCTGGCATTAGCTGCGGCGGCGCAGCCGTGGAAGTCGGCTCGATGACGGGGGACAGTTTGCTGTAAACGTCACGCTGAATCCGATCTTGCTGGTGGCGTTCGGCAACGGCTGCCTTGCTGGGGTCGCTGGTTTTGTCGAGCAGTGCCTCAGTAGCCTCAAGATCAATCTTGCCGTTTTCGGTAAGCACCAGCCGATCCTGGCTGGCTAATTTGGAAACGTAGGATTTGGCCCAACCGCGCCGGGCCGCAAACTCCGTTTTGCTGATTACAGTCATGGTTAATTTCCCCAGTTCACCCCGCGAGTTCACCTGTTCACCTCAGTTCACTAAGCTGGTGAACCGCCCGCTAACACAGTCCCGCGGGTTTCCGACCCCGTACCCCCTGAATACCCCCAGGGTCCCCGGCAGTTTTCGACGCCCCAAACCGGTGCGCCCCCCTGCTTGCCACTTGCGGGGTGGCACTTCGAGGACACGCGAGCGCTAGGCCGTCCCCGGACCGCAAGGTGGGTGCTTACGCAAACTCTCGCAGCGCCTCTTGCAGTCGCTTGGCTTTGATGATGGCTTCAGCATTACTTTCCCGCTCAGCCTCTACCGACAGGGCTACCTCTTCGATGCGGCCCGCCAATGCCTTCATGCGCTTGCTGAACTCTTCAGACAGGCTTACCACTTCACCCGACAGGGTAGCCAATACGTCCAGCGCGCCATCGGTTGTTTTGGTCGATGCAACGGACTGCTTGGATGCCTGAGGCATGGTTGTCTCCTTCTTGGTTTTGGGTGTGACTACAGCACGCTGAAACTTCCCGCCGATCGGCTCCCTGATAATCCCGGCATCTTTGAGTTCACCAAGAGCGCGGCGTATAGCATAGGCAGATGCGCCACTGACATTGGCAGCCAGGACGGCGCCGTGAATATCACGGGCGGTCCAGCATGATTGAATGGGTACATACCCAAAGATTTTTTGAGCTATGGAAGATTGCCCTGCAAGCATCTGCTGCTGCCTGGATTCATTCATTGCTGGAGACCTGCTAAATAAGTGGCTGGGTGAGAGTTATTCCGAACGATTAGATTCGGTGGGCATTTCACTGACGCCCAACCGCTTGGCGGCCCAGCGCTCGTACAACCCGATGGCGACATCAGCGCCGGCCATCGCGGTCAGGCAACCCAAGCTGCCGGCCGTCCAGATCGTCATGCCCGCGCCGATCATCAGCATCATCGCCGACACGCCGCAGACAATGCAGGCACCGGACCGAAGCGCGAGTCGGCGCAACAACGCCCAGCCTCGCGCCCCGTCTTTATCGGCGCGCCACATCTCACCCGACACACCGCCGACCAGGGCCAGGACGATAACTAACCAAATCGGCATCTCTGCCAGCGCTTGCTGTTCATTTGTCATTCGTTCATATCCATCGAGTGCTCTTACTGGAGCAATGGGCAAGAAGGTCCTGCGGTGATAGTGTCAAATGGCAATCATCAAAAAACGGCTAGGAGGCCATATGCAATTTGTACACTCGCGTGAATATCTTTCAGAGGGCGACGTCGTTGTGGTGGAGTGCACCCACCAATGCAACGTTCGTCTGACTGATGATTCAAATTTCTCTAAATTCAAAAGTGGAGCTGCACACCGGCATTACGGTGGCTTCTACAAAATGCTACCGGCACGGATTGTCGTTCCACGCACAGGTAACTGGAACATCACAATTGACCTAGGTGGCGGGACTGGCCAGTACAGGTACTCCATCAACATTCTCAAACAAAGCTAACTCGCCAACGCACTGCTCCAATGCAGTCTCGAGAGCGTCCTTGATATCTTTCAAGGTCGAATCCAAACCATAGGCGGTGGACGTAACGCCGCCTATGGCATTCCGGGCCCAGACTAATTTCCCCTGGGTGCTCCTTACCTGGACTTCCATCGCTAATCTCCTTGCGCAATTGATCGGCGTCTCTTCTTTCGTACACCGAAAAAGAAAACCCCGCCGGGTGGCAGGGTTTCAGTGTCATGACATGAGTCAGGACGGAGTGCACAGCACGTGCTCGGGGGAAGCGCCGAGGCGCAGAATTCATATCGTGGTGACTTTTTACCCCCTGAGTACGGAACCGAAAAGGGGGCATTTTCGGTTAACCGGCTCGACGCAACTTTGACGCAACTTTGAGGAGACTTTGAGGTAAAGCGCCCCGACCAGCGGTAAGCCACTTACGTGCGTCTTTGCGTTCGGCCAGCACTTCAAAGAGTCGCACATGAAGACTGTGCACAAGGTCGTAGTAGGTTTGCTTCGCCTTGGACACATACCCCAGCTCATGCATTTGCGAAATCCAGGTCGGTGCCGGGTCGTCGCCGTAGCGCAAGACCGCCAACTGTTGCAGCTTTTCTCCCCGCCCATCTTGTCGAGCGATCTCGGAAAGAGCCGCACCGACTTCCTGAGCAACTGCATCAGGCCCCGCACCAGCACCCATAATGATCCGAGATCCGGGGGTGCCGCGCGGTGCACATCCGCCCCACTCCATGATCGTTGCCATCGGGCTACCCATGCCCCCCACCTCACCATTACTCCGAAGTTGCTCGCCCCAGTGCTTCAGCAGCACTTCCATTGCCTCGATCATTGCCCTACCCCCCGAAAAACCGAACCCAACACAGAAAACCCGCTACCCAACACAAACCCAACACAAATAAATCCCTTTAAAATCAACACTTTTATTAACTTTGAGTTGAGTGTGTTGGGTTTGTTGGGTTTTTCTGTCCTCGCATAAGAAAAAATTCTTACCGTTATCTTCAGTGCAAATAACGTCACGCATGCGCGCACGCGACGCCAAACCCAACACACCCAACACAACAGCCGGAAGCGCGCGCAAATAAAGGACTGGAACTGTGTTGGGTAGCCAAAACCAACCCGACACACACCCGACACACCCAACACACTTTTAGGCGTAGTCATGCGGCAACTGCCTTAATGTGGTCCCAGCTGTCCACATTCCACCCTGCCAGCTTCGCGTTTGCCCGCCAGTTGACAACCACCGCGCCAAGCACGGCCGACGCCAGTGATGGGGGCTGGGAAGCGTCCTGGTCAACTGGGAAGAAGAACGCACCAAACTTGCGATTATTGCCATCGGTCCAAGGTATCGATCGCGTTTTTTCCACTTCGGAATTGATGAACAGCGAGAACTTCGTCTGACTCATCACGTGCTCCTTGTTGCGCTGACACCACTCCAGAAACAGCGAGTAAAGGTCAGTAGATAGGCACGGCCCCCAGAGCCCCTGACCCAACTCGCTGTATTTCCACAGGTGCAGGAATGTCTGCCAACCGGCCCGACTCAAGGCTACCAGCCGCTCACGGGCGTCAGTGGATGGCGGACGCGTCCGCTGATTGAAGTCGCCCAAATCAACCGACAATAGCCAGCCGTAAAGGGCTGCGACACCGCCTTGCTCCAACTCCCGGCCAATGGCTTTTTGACGCTCCACCGGCAAAGTATCCAAGGGCCAGACAACCAGCATCCGGCGGTCGCTATCACTGATCGGCCACGGCATGATCTCGTTACTCAAGAAAACCGCGTTCATATGGTTGGACTCCTCCCAGCCATTGATGAACTTAGATTCCATCCGCACCGTTTTGCCCGTGACCAGATGCTTGATCTTCCCCACTTGGTTGTAGCGCTGATCGCGGCTAACCACCTCTTCGAACACGGCCCAAAGTTTCCGGCTTTGCCAGGCGTTGAAATTGCTTTCCAACTGGGTCTGTCCGACTGTCGCGGCATACTGGCCGTACAACTTGCCCATGGTATCGGCGAAAAACAGACTCTTACCCGAGCCCTCCATGCTGGAATGCATTAGCACAGCGGTATCCATCTTCGCGCCCAGGTGCTGCAGCGGAAACGCCAGCCAGCGAGTCAACCAGAGCGCCGCATTTTCATCGTGGTTACATAGAAACGAGATCAGCCACCGTAAGTTGGCACATGCGGCATCGTCCCTGAGCGGCTCCAGCGGCAGACCATCAAAGGTATTGATGTAGACGCTCGGGTCTTTGGTCATCGTCGGGTCAAAGACAATGTGATCAACGTCAACCACCCGCCGTTCGCTGCTGTTCAACCACAATGGGTACGTGTCACCGAGGGCCATTTTCACGGCACCCTCGGCAACACGGCGTTTCTTCTCGCGATCCCAAACGTCCTTGGTGCCATCGATGTACACATAACGCTCGGTTGGCGGCATCCCGAAGGCTCCGCCCTTCTTGCCCGCCATCCGCCGCGACTGCTCGATGTCGCGCACATGGTCATCGGATATCAGCTTGCGGTGCTCGGTATCTTCCGCCCATTGTTTCGCCAGCGGCTTGCCGACACGCGCTTCGAACGCCGACTTCTTCATCACCCGCGACTGATCGAAATCCCACACGTGAGTGGTGCCTTCCACCAGCGCATACCGCCGAAGGATCTGTTCAAGCGTCAGCACCTCCCCCGCCCCCCCGTCAGAAGCCGGAGCGGCCTCGCTGGCTTCGTCCGGCGCACAGCTCGGCTCGCTCGGGTCACCAGATGGGGTCGGGGGAAGATCACGCGGGTCCGGGCGCGAAGAATGCTGCATTCCCAGCAATCGCGCGGCGTCCTTCACCGCTCGCGACTGATCGCCACCGTGTTGCAACAAGCAGAACACCTCGAACGCATCGTTCTGATGACCGTTCGCGAGCGGATCAGCGCCGTGGTGCGAATAGACCTTGCCATCATCACTGACCGTCACACCCGGCAGCCCGGTGCTGCTGTGTGGATACAGCCACTTACTGCCGCGCTTGATGTAGTCGTGGGCACGCAGCAGCTCTTCAACGTCGTGACTGCGATTGAACTCGTCGATCACCGAGGGCTTACCGGCTGCCGGTGGCGCACGCTTGATGACCTTGGCCGGCGGTTTTTTCGGCTTTGACGCCCATGGACACGCCGCCTCGGCATCTCGCTTGAAGATGTCCCAGTTGTTCCAGATGGACAGCAACTCTGGAGTCAGTATCGGCAAGCCATCACTCACACTCGGCGGCGTGCGCCAGGTATAAGGTTTACCCGTGCCTGGGTGGATCGATGGTGGCAATACATCCTGCACCAACCCGCCGCGCAGCTCGAACACCGTGATGCGCTGGTATTCGTCCGCCTCAGCCCGCGCCTCGGCTTCACCCGCCGCATCACCTGCTTCCTTCGCGGCTTTTGCCTTGGCGATCAGCGCCTTGTGTATCGATCCGTCAGGGTCTTTCTCGTTGGGCCATGCCAGCGAATGACGGCTCAGTTCAAGACCGTCAGGGACGCGGAACATAATACGAAAGCGCGCTGGGTTGCCCACCACCGTCGGAAACACCAACGCCATCGCATCTAGATCAATTTCGAGCTGGTCATAGAGAACATGCCGCGTCCACTGCACGTCATCGACGTCCAGGGAACAAATACGGCTGGGGCCAAGCACAACACCAAGGTTGTGCTCAGGCTTCTTTGTCCAGAACGCTGCAGCCTTCGCCGAATCGGTGAAGTACCCACCCGGTTTGTTCCAACCCATCCCCTTCGGGCCTTTCTGACCTGGCTCAATCGGAACCAGCGCCAAACCAAACGTATCAACGTAAAACTGAGCCCAATCAGCAATAGGCAACCGGTTGTCGTGATCAGTCATCTGCGCCGCTCCCGCAACCCCTGGCAACTGACACAGGTCTGGCACCCCTGAATCGTCTGCTGTCGAAGCAACGGGATAGGGTCATCGCAGTCTTCGCAGAATTGAGCGCTGACGCGACTTGAAGGGATACGGCGACTGCGCTGAAGAGCAACGTCGAGCAGATATTGAGCCTGGTCATTAGCGCGATCGATATCGTCAGCCATCTTTGCGGTCCTCCATCGCCTGACGGGCACCCGCCATGATGCCGAGAATTTCGCGGATCACATCAGCTCCGTGCTTCTCCAACGCGAGGACCTCATGAAGCTCCCAGACGTTGTCCCTGGCTGCCTCATGCATGCTCGATACGAACTCTGCAGTCTCACCCAAAACATTACCAACAGCTTTCAGCGCTTCCGAAGTTGCAGGCACTGGAACTGGTTTGTACCAAACCACCCCAGCAGGACGCATCAGCGCGTCGAGCAACAACGGACTGGCCGTCAGCCGGATAACCTCTTCCAGTTCGTCCGGCGTCAGCCAGCGGCGCTCTTCGTCGAGCTTCAGTTTCTTCTGAAGCGAGTCGTTATCCATGACCATGTCGAAAGCCAGGGCCGTGATGCCACCCCGATAATCACGCCCAGCGCGATAAAGCGCATGGCGCAGAGAAAGGACCGGACCAGCGTCCGGCAAAAGATCTGTGCGACTCATAACCGTAAATCCCCTGTTTACGGTGTGGCCGTAGAGCCAAACACGCTCTATCCTACGACCACGACCGATGTGCTGTGCGAATCGTGCTGTGCAGCACGGCTCATCGTTCCAGTCGGCCCAGGGGATTCTTATGGTGAGAGGTCCTGGGCCGACGCGCTATGTAGCGACTTGCATGTACGTGTAGCTCGTTACTTCCGGCCTGGTGTTTCTTTGGTGAGAGGTTTCAGGCTGGTGTTTCATGTGGCGTTATGGTGTGTGCTGCATACCGCCACTGCTGGGCTGGGGGATTCTTATGGTGAGAGGCCCCAGCTCAGCATTTTTATGCACCCTTTGAGCCACGCAGATACGCCCAATCAATGTCTGGACGAAGCTGCTCACAGGTGACAACACCTTGAGTCTCACGCTCGATACAAACAGCCAACCCGACACTAGCCCTGCGGTTTCCGTATGCGACTTGCCTAAGCTGTCCTGCGGATGTGAGGCAGCGCTCTGCAAACGTATCAAGTGCAGATTTATCTAAAGCTTTGATGTAGTCGTGCAAG